AGATGTAGTAGTTAATTATGGTGCAAGTGATTTAGAAACTTGTGAAAGAGCTACTCATGTAATGAAGAAGTCATCTAATGATATAAGAAAGATGCAGGTTAATGGGTTCTATAGAGATATAGAGCTACCTGATGCTACACCAACATCATCTGATATTACTAAGAAGTATAATGAGATGACTGGTGAGTCAGAAAGCTACGACTATGATACAAGACATACTATCTTAGAAATGCAAGTAGATTTAGACCTTAAAGGCTTTGAAGATAAAGATGCTAATGGTCAAGATACAGGTATAGCATTACCTTATGTTGTAACAATAGATAGTCCTTCAGGCATTATTCTTAGTATCAGAAGAAACTATTACGAAGATGACCAAGCAAAACTAAGAAGGATGCACTTTGTTCACTATCAGTATTTACCAGGATTAGGCTTCTATGGCTTTGGTTTGATACATATGATTGGTGGATTAGCTAAATCAGCTACATCAATACTAAGACAATTAGTAGATGCAGGTACTTTAAGCAACCTACCAGGTGGTTTAAAGGCTAGAGGACTGCGTATAAAAGGAGACGATAGTCCCATTATGCCTGGTGAGTTTAGAGATGTAGATGTACCAGGTGGTGCTATTAGAGACAATATTACATTCTTGCCTTATAAAGAACCATCAGGAACTTTGTTTCAGCTACTAGGTAATATAGTAGAAGAAGGTAAAAGGTTTGCAAGTATTTCAGATATGAAAACATCTGATATGAATAGTCAAGCACCTGTGGGTACAACACTAGCTTTGCTTGAAAGAAATATGAAAGTTATGTCAGCAGTACAAGCTAGACTTCATGCTTCAATGAAAAGAGAGTTTGAGATATTAGTTGGTGTTATTAAGGACTTTACAGAACCATCTTATCCATATGAAGTAGAAGAAGGTCAACAAATTAAAATACAAGACTTTGATGCAAGAGTAGATGTATTACCTGTATCAGACCCAAATGCTGCAACTATGGCTCAAAGAATTATGCAGTATCAAGCTGCTATGCAATTAGCACAACAAGCACCGCAGTTATATGATTTAGGTCAACTACATAGACAAATGCTTGAAGTATTAGGTATTAAAGATGCAGAAACAATAGTACCTCCACAAGGTGAAGTACCTCCAGTTGACCCAGTAACAGCAGTACAAAATATTTTAAATGGTAAGCCTGTACAAGCTTATGAGTTCCAAGACCATGAAGCTCATATACAAACATTAGTATCTGCACAACAAGACCCTAATGTTCAAGCAAAAGTACAACAAAGTCCAAACGCACAAGTTATACAAAGTTCTGGTTCTGATTATATTATGCAACATCTTGCATTACAGTTTAGAGACCAAGTTGAAAGAGAGATGGGTGTAGAGCTACCT